CTAATGACTAAACGCGTTCACGGTCAGGAGAACAGCGACGAAGATACAAGCGATAACGGCGAGCGCAATATAGCCGTTCCGAAGATCGGAGCTTTGGGCGGCAGCCTTCTTTTTGATTACCGTCTCAGTGACGCCAAAACGCTGCTGAAGCTCGCGGCCAACAGGGCTGGCAAAAGGAACAATCTCAGATGAACCGCAGGCCGGGCAGCGCCGGCCGCTTGAACCGTTTCTCCAAAGGTGATAGATCAAACCGGGGATGATGCCGCAGAGCCAAAGCAGCAGTTCTATAAACCCGCTGCCTTTCCTCTTAAACAGGCCGGTCTCGCCAGCGTTGCCGCAACGAGTGCAAATCATCATAATGTGTCGATTATGCTCTAATTCGCGCTGGATTTCGAGAGGTGTTTTTCGCGTTTCAGTTTTGAGACTCTCAACCAAAGCCCACTGAAACCTTCTTCGAACGTCTGGCGCGCATCGGCCTCATCCCGGACCTGAAGCCATAGATCGATCAGATCCAGCAGCCACAGAGGGACGTCAGGCTGTCGAAGCACGGCGAGGATCAGGTCATAGAAGCGCTTCCGTGCGTTCGGATTTGAGGCACGAGCCCCTGTCAGTGCGTCAAACTCTTTCTTCACCTTTCCCGCGATCGACTCCAAGTCCTGCTCTCGCGAGATCAGGGCCTCAGCCGAGTCGCCCAACTCCGCCAAAAGGGGGCGCTTCTCCGCTTCCGTTTCGGCGAGCCGGTACAGCTTTAGAAGAATACCCGTGCTGGGCGTCGCCTTCCCTGATTCGTACTGACTGATCGTGTTATGTCGGAGGCCGAAACGCGCGCCAAAAACGGTTCCGGTTTCCCCGAGCCGTTTGCGGATCATCCGGATAGCCGAATCCAAGGAGCTATTCAATGTAGTCTATGCCTTGACTTTTAATGTCTGTAAGTAGACAATCGTTCCATGTCAGGAACAACCCGTGAGGGTAGCACGATAGTCGATTTCAAAATCGCGCTCCTCAGGAACGGCCTCACACAAGTCAGTCTGGCAGAAAAGCTCAACATTTCCACCCGCTATCTTCGCTACATTCTTTCGGGCCAACGAAAAGCGGCCCCGTTACGCGAAGCCATCGAGCAACTCACCGGGTGTTCAATCGCGGCCCAGAGTTTCAATGGAAAGGAGCCCATCTTCAATGCAGGCCGTTGAGCGGGCGCTTTTCGCAGTCGAGAAGACCCACAAGATGGGCCGCATGACGGTAGCGCTGCTCTCGCGCGCGCCCGGTTGGGACAAGGCCAGCGCGTCCCGATATCTGACTTATCTCTCCCGCGCCGGCTGGCTCGAAAAGGTGAGTGAAACCGGGCATCCGGTATATGTCCTCGGGCGCAAGGTCCTGGACTTCGCTCCCGACCTGAGGGGGTTCTGATTTTGGGGAGGCCTCCCCAACATTCACTGCATATGTCCTTATTTCTCAACGTTTCCGAACGCCGACTTGGGGAAGTCCTCCCCAGAAAGAGATTTTAGATGAGCTCAGGCAAAAACACTCTCCAGATTGCAGGTGATCATCTCGCCGTCGAAACTGCCAAAGCGAGGGAGCGAGCACAGCTCTGGATAGGCCGGAGTCAGGGCATCCGCATGGCGAAAGCGATGGTCGATGCTGCCGATGCCGCCGCGTTGAAACACATAAAGGACGCGAAGATCTACCGTGACCTCGGCATGGACTGGCATAAATTCTGCATCCTGCATCTGGGCATCGATCACAAGACCGCCGATCAAATCATCGACAACTACTCCACATTCGGCGACAAGATCTTCGACCTCGCACGCCTCACAGGAATCTCCGCCAATAGCCTCATTGCGGTAGCCGAACAGGTTGATAAGGACGGGCTCGATATCGGCGGCGAGAAGATCCCTCTCACGACCACCAACGCCCCACGCCTCCAGCAGGCGGTAAAGGCGCTGATCAAGCAGGCCAAAGACGCAGAGGCGTCTGCGCTGACTGCCGACGTCGAGAAGACCAAAGCCATCACCGAACGCGACAACGCCCGGAAGGGCGCGGCGGAAGCGAACCGCAAGCTGCGCGAGGCGCTCTCGCCGAAAGCCTTTGCCGACGCCGACGAAGACCATCAGGTTCTCCTCCGAGTCCAGAGCAACTGGGACTTCGGAATGTCGCTGCTGAACAAGGTCCGCGAACGCGAACTGTCGCCCGAAAACGAAGCGCGCTACATCGGCCTGTGCGAATACCTCTACCGTTCGCTGCTGCAGGTGGCGGATGACGCGAGGGCGAACTTTGGGCGCGGGGCCAACCTGCCCGACCCCTCCGACGCACTGTGGCTGAATAACGAGCCCGATACGAGCCGCAATCTCCTCTCCGAGTACCAACAGAAGGGGAAGAAATGACGCTTCCCGAATTAATTCGAGCGATGCGCAAAGAGCGGGGCGAGTCAGGAACGGTCTTTGGCGGCCGCCTTGGCCTCCGCCACTCAATGATCAGCAGATATGAGAAGGGGCACAATGTGCCGAGCCTGACCGTTCTTATCGCTCTTCATCGCTTATCTGTCGGTACGGTCTTTGAGAGCGAAGTCGGCGCTCTGCTGCCGGTCTCGCTGGATATGCCATCCGGACCACGCCTTACGCCGAACGATGTCCTTGCCCACGAACTCAAACAGGTGGCCGAAGACTGTCTGCGTTTCCACCGTCGGGTAACTGACCTTCTAGCGCGTCTCGAACTGGCACAAGAGGGAGCGGAGAACAACGGCAGCTTTATGCCAGCGGCGTCGCCTGAAGAAAACGCCTGCACGTCCTGCGGCCACACTCTGGCGCACTTCGCCGGCCCGGACAGCGGGGAACGCGGGCTTGTTTGTCAGACGCCCGGCTGCGATATGGAGGACGTGGAATTACAGGATTCGATGAGTGTGTCCGGCAGCGAGCCGTCCGAATGATCGCGCCTCCGCTTCTGAAGCACACCTGCAACGCCGAGAGCTGCCGTCGCCTGATCCTGGTCAAGTTCCTGATGTGCTACGAGCACTGGGCGATGGTGCCGCCGTCGCTCCAGAAGGACGTCTGGCGCACCTGGCACGAAGGTCTGCGCAGGAACCAAATTCATCCGACGCTCGAATACGCGATTGCGGTTGCCGCGGCGGTTCGCGCTGTCACTGAAGCCGAAGGCCGAAAGGCGGTGCAGCTTGAACTTTGTTGACGGCGTTACCGCGCGGCGAGACGAGAAGGTCGAGCGGCGGGAATCCGTGCGCCGAATTTCCCGCGAAACCGTGGCGCGCGTTTTGGCCACGACGAAAGGCCAACGGGAGATCGATGTCGATCTGGCGCTCGGCGCTGCATGCCCGTTCTTCTCGCAGTGGGAACGCGACATTTGGATCGACGAAATCCATCAGCAACTTGAAGGCGCCCATGCCTGATCTCAGGGACTTCGTCGAGAGTGGGCTCGTCTACCAAATCTTCAATCCCGACGGATTGTGTTGCGGGGCGTGGAACACACTCGAAGCCGCCCAAAGAGAAGCGAAAGCCGGTTATCAAATCGAGACCTTGCGCGAGATGACACACCGCCAACGGTGGTGGGAACACTGCCGCGTTCTCGTCGCTTCAACGACGGCGCCTGGAGCCAGGAATGCCTGAGATCCCAGCCGCCGCGATCAACGAACTCGCCATCAACCTCACCGCCCTGCAAGGCCGCGCGAAGGCATCGGCGAAACGTGAGTTTCTTTCGCTCTATCAAATCTCACCGGCCACGCTGAGCCGCAAGCTGAACAGCGTCGGTTGCCGTTCGCACGAGCGCTCCGATCGCGGACGCCGACGCGCAGGAATCGACGATCAGCAATTGGCTGTCATCGCGGCCGTGCAGGCCAGCTCGCTCTCTCTTCGCAAAGGCATCGTCATGCCCGCGAAGGATGCAATCGAGATCGCCGTGAAGAACGACATGGCGCCGGAGGTTTCCCCGTCGCTCTACAACCGCTGGCTGCGTGAGCAGTCCGGCAGTCGCCGCGACCAGACGGCCGCAACACCTCATATCGAACTGCGATCGCTCGGACCGAACCACGTTCACCAGGTGGATTTCTCGCTGGCCGTGAATTGGAAGGTCGAGAACAATCGCCCGATGTACGAGCACCTGATTTACAAAAACAAACTGCCCGCGGCTGGGGTGCCGCGCATCCTTCGCATGATCGTTGTCGATCATGCGACGGGCTGCTTTTATGCCCACTACACGGTCTCCGCGGGTGAGACCGTGCAGGCGCTTCTCGAAGGGCTTTATTATGCCTGGTCAGAAAAGAAGCTCAATGGCGAATCGATCGCACGGCAATATCCGTTCCGCGGCGTGCCGTCGATCCTGATGGCGGATCGCGGCTCCGCGATGCAGGCCGGGGCGACGGCGGCGTTGATGAATCGCCTCGGCATTCATCTCAACATCTGCGAAGGCGCGCGGAGCAAGGGCGCGGTCGAGGTCTCGCACAACTGGTGGGAAGCTCACTTCGAGACGCGGCTTCGGCTGCAGCCGCCGCAGTCGATCGAGCAGCTCAACGAATGGGCGATCAAGTTCGCCGCGCACTACTGCGGCGTGCAGCGCCACACGCGCCACGGATCGGAGCGCTCAACGATGTGGGCCTGGTACATCGGGCGGCGTCCGGAATCGCAATTGCGCGAGTTGCGGTGCGACTTCGAAACGTTCAAAGCCATCGCGCTCTCCGAGCCGCAACGCTGCAAGGTGGGCGGCTCGCGCATCGTCCGCTTCAAGGCACAGAAATACAGGGTGCCGGAATGCTTCCTGCCCAACACGTGGGTGGAAGTGCAGTACAGCCCATTCAGCTTCCCCGAGATTCAGGTGCGCGCGGAAGGGGAACCGAACGCGACCGTCCATCTGTGCTCGCCGATCGAGTTGGACGAGTTCGGATTTCCTGCGACGGCCGCGACCATCGGCGTCGAATATAAAGGCGTCAAACACACGGCGGCTGTCACCTTTGCACACGAAGCGCAACGCGCGGCGAAGGAGCTGGTGGACGGCCGGGGCGTCGAGGCCTTCGGCTACCACCTGGACCGCACGCCGGAAGTCGGCATTCCCACCGCGGGTGAAGGCGTCGAGATCGAGAAGCCGGCCGCGCCGGTGATGACGCGGATCGCGGCGCGGGAAATGGCGATGGAGCTGATCGGCCGAACGCTCACAGCACCGGAGGCCGAGTTCGTCAACGGCGCATTCGGCGAACAGGTCACCGAAGCGGAAGTCTATGCGGCCGTCGATCGGATACAGCGCGGGATTACCGGACGCGTCGTGGAGTTTCGCGGCAAGGAGGCGATGTAAATGAACTGGATTCTGCGGCTGCTGTTTCCCTGTGGCCATAAGCGAACGACGTTTCCGTTGACGCCCTCTCGAAAGAAATCGGAGAAGCGGCGCGGCATGTACATCGTTTGCCTCGATTGCGGCCGGGAGTTCGATTACGACTGGCCCGAAATGCGGATCGGCCGCGCTGTCGAGCCGCCCGTAACCGTGCCCGTCACGAAGGAGGCGATCTGATGGCCGGCTCGACGCGGGTACTTAACTTCCGGCCGCGACTGGAGCGCAAGCCTGTTGTGCGATGGGCGTTCTCCCACGATCTGCAGGCGTGGGTTGCATCGGGAGGCGGACGGTCGATCGCCGCTGTCTCTGTCCACGGCAGGGTTAGCAAGCAACTTAACGAGGGCATGATCTATGCGGCGCTGTTCCGTGGGGTGCGCTAACCATGCTGCCCACCGTTACCCACGAGACCGCGCTCATGGCGATGTGCGACCTCATCCGAGAAGAGATGGCTGCCGGGGAGATGGATGACTCCGGTGGACCGCTCACAGACGCGGTTCTCACGGTTGCAAAGGAAAATCCGGAGATCCTCGAATCCGTTACCGCCATGACGCAGGAATGCGGCGACGCGGAGCGCATGTCCGCACTGATCGGAATGGCAATTACATATCGCGCGCTGAAGGCCCAGGCTGAAACCGAAGCGCTGGAAAGAATGAGCAGCCTGTGAACGCAATGGACGCCGCGTTCTACCAGAAAGTCACCAAGGAGGCGATTTAAGCGATGTTTTTCGAGTGCATTTTCAATCTGTTTATTTGGCTGCGGATCGGCGAGTGTCATCACGAGCTGCACGCAATCGGCCCGCGCAAGGGGGTCTTCGAGTAGATGCCCAGAGTTCTCATTGCGTCTGTCGTCGCCGGTTATGAGGCCGCTCGTCAGGCGGAAATGGAGGCGTTCGGAAAGGCAATCGCTCCGTGGCCGTTGGCGACTCCCCATGTGAAAAGAAGCTGGCGCATCGGGATTGAAGTTGCAGTCAAGCATGATCGAATGCTGGAACGCGGCGCTAAGGCGCTCCAGCGTCTAAGCCGAAAGAGCCGTCCATGACCGTCAAGCAGGCAATGGACTCCCGCAAAGTCTCCACGCGCCGTCTCGGAATGATGGTCGGGATCTCCAAGACCGCCATTCACAGGCTCGTGGATCGCGGCGAATGGCCCGCGCGCGTCGCCGTCGCGGAACTCAAGCGCAAGATCATTCACGCGCTCTCGTACGACTCCAAAATTCACATCGATTTCCCCGCGCTCCGGGAAGGACCGCAACCGCAAACGGAACCACTTCAGGAGATTGACCTCATGCAGCTTGACAGATCGGTAATGCAGCTCTTCGGGTTGCGCTCCAACCCGTTCATCAACGACGTTGAAACCGACGACGACGTCATGCACTTCCGCGGCTACGACGCCGTCGAACAGGCCATCAAGGACACCATCGAGCAGCGCGGCTTCCTCGCTGTCATCGCCGAAAGCGGATCGGGCAAAACGACCATCTGGGACGGCATCGAAGCCGTCTACGGCAATCGCGAAGACACGGTGATCTGCAAACCGAACGTGAAGTCGCGCGAAAAGCTGACACCGGAGCATCTTGCCCGCACGCTCATCTACGGCCTCTCCGGCGAAGACATCAGCATCAAGGCCAATGCGGAGGATCGCGGACGCCAGCTCTCGACCGCTCTGCGTAACATTCGCACCGCGCAGAATGACCGCAAGGCCGTCCTCTACATCGACGACGCGCACTTCTGTTCGCAGTCCGTGCTGCGCCAATTGAAAACGTTCTTCGAGGAGAAGATCGGCCGCTTCCGGCTGCTGGCCATCATCCTCATCGGTCTGCCCACGCTCAAGACGAAGCTCTCGGAATTTCCGGAGATCGGCAATCGCATCCGCACGGTGGAAGTTCCGCCCGTTCCCGTTGACGAATACCTGCAGTTCAAACTGCAGCGCGCGGGATCGTCCATCGAGAAGCTTTTCGATCCCGCGGGACTCGCCGCTTTCCTCGAACGCTTCCGTCAGGGACGCCGGCCGCCGCTCGGACGTCCGCTGGTCATCAACGCCATGTGTATCCGCGCCATGGTGCGGCTGTATGCGAACGGCGCGACGGCCGGTGAACGGATCACGCGGGAGATCGTTGACAGTCTGCCGGGTGAAGCTCCAGCGCGGAGGGCGGCGTGAACAAACCGCTTTCCGTCATTCAGAATCTCGGCGAGTTCGACGGCGCACTGCGCGAGATCGGCCTGATCAACGCGCAGGTGGCGCGCGCCGACGTGGACCGTCAGAACGACATCATCACGGCAGAGGGGAAATTCGCCGCCCGGACGAAGGTGCTGGTCGAACGGCGCGATCTTCTCGCCGAGCAGATGGAGCTGTATTACCGGGCCAACCGCTCGGAGATCGAAAAGAAGAAGAAGTCCATCGAGCTGCGGTTCGGTCGCGCGGGTATCAAGATCTCCGCGCCTTCGCTTCGTTTGCTGAAGGGCTGGAATTGGGAGAAGGTTCTCGGCGTTATCCCGACAATTTTCATCCGCACAAAACAGGAGGTGGACAAACAAGCGCTGAAGAAGGCGAACCTCTCGGACGGGGCGCTCAGCTCCATCGGCGTGAAGATGCACCAGACGGAAACGTTCTTCTATGAGACGTATCCGCAAAAGGCAGAGGAGAACGCCGCGTGAAAATCCCATTTCGGGTCGAGGTCCACAAGTGTTGCCGGGTGTATGTGGCTACTTATGAACTTGTCGATCCAACCTCCGGCGAGAGAAAGTCGGGCAGCATCGTCAATGAATCGCTGGCTGAAGTCCTCGACGAACTATCGCGCTGCTGTTCCGTCCTTCGGTGGACGCTGGCGCAATGGAGCGGGCAGCTTGTTCCCACAGGAGACTACCGATGAAAGGGCGAATCAAAACCGGACCCTCGATCGAGGCGCGCTTTCCCGGTAAGGACCACGATGCCGAAATGCACGACGCCGCCGACTTCGGAGCCGTGATGCGTGGCTGCGAGAAGCCGCGAGATCAGAATCCCTTTGCGGGCGGGATCGAGTCAATCGCGAACGAATGGATGGCTTGGGCGTGGGATCTCGGCTGGAGGCAGGCGGATTTTGTAGGGCGGTGTATCGCCCCAGAAGGAGCGGTCAGATGACGGTACGTTTTTCAGCAACTCTTGAATTGACCGGCGTGCCAACCGTGCGCCATATCAGGGATATCGAAGAGTCGATGCGACTCGCTCTTCGCAGGCTGTGCTGCGTGGGTGCGGACAGCCTTTCGGTGGAATCCTGCGAGATCCCCGACGGGAAACTCGCGGGCAGCGAGACAGCGCCAATCGCGTTGGAGCGCATCGCGTGAAAACGTGCACCTGTGGGCACGTCGACGAAGAACATCGAAGCGGCCCTTGGGGCCGGCACGAATGTGAAATCAAAGACTGCGACTGCTGCTGTTTCGAGTGGGACGGGGAAGAGGAGGAATAACATCCATGCCTGCGCCCCGTCTCAATTCACAGCCCATCGACACTCCGCTCCTCCGCGCGATCCACGGCGCGGCGCGCGAACACAAGGTTTCCCGCGAAGAGCTTCACGAGGCCATCCTCGCAGGCTGCAAAAAGACTTCTCTGAAAGACCTCACGAAGGGTGAAGCATACCGGCTGCTCGACGGTATCAGGGGCAATCAGGCCGCTCCGCATTCGAACTGGCGTCGCCGCGATGCGCAGGCGGCGCATGGACGCCGGAATCATGACGCCAGCGCCGACGCAATCTATCCCGCCACGGATCGCGAGAGGCAGATGCTCCGCGAAGCCGCCGATCTCCGTCAGTGGGACGATGCCACGCTCACCGGCTTCATTGCGCGCCAGCTCGGCAAGCCGGTGCTCGTGACGCTGAGCGATTTCAACAAAGTGTTTTGGGCTCTCAAAGCGATGAATCGCCGCGACGGCCTGCACCAATAAGCGGATTTAAACGGTTAGGAGTACTGGAACTCTATGGGTTACGACAAAAAGCTTCGGATTGACATAATAGCCGGGTATTTTCTCGATGTGGTCCTCTGGCTTCTCTTCGGTCTCACGATCGCGCTGCTGGTAGCGATGCCCGAGTAAAACCGAAAACGCCCGAACTTTCCCCATATGGATCGCCCGCCCGTCCCCATCCAGCTCAAACTCAACCTCGTCCTTCCCCTGGACGAATCGCTGGACACGTTCACGGCCGCGCGGATCGCCAAAGTGTCGGAGAAAACGATGCGCCGCTGGTGTGAAGACGATCGCGTGCTGGCGTTCAAGCCCGTTGGCCGTTGGCGTGTAGACAAAAAAAGCCTCTATTCGCTGATCGAAGCGGGGCGCAATCGGGCTCCGCAAGTCGAAGTAAATCCCTTTTAAAATAATTCCACTCGAAACGCCCGAAACGCCCGAAATGGCATAGGCAATTTCCCGCGCCTCTGGCATTCTGGCTTCAATCGCATCACTCCTGTTGATGGCGGCGCGCCAGATCAGCTTGTCTGTCTTCGCGCGTCGCCAAGCGATCTGAAAGGGCACCGTGGCCAGTCTGCGCGAACAAATTGACGAGTGGCTTGAGAAGGAAATCTTCGCCAAGCCGGAAGACGAACGCACGCGCCGCGATGAGCTGATCATCGAAGCGGCCGCTGCCCTCAACAATCTCCTGCGACGGCACGAAGCGCGAACGCAGGACACCTCCCGCCGTGTAGCCGACGAAGGCGTTGTCAGCGTGCTCCGCGCCTACAACGAAATCAATCGCGAACACGATCTGCTGGATAACGATTTGTCGCTGGCCGAGAGGGTCCGGCAGGGTGCGCGGCGTGGGGGTAAGTGAGTTCGATGCGATCTCAAAAAGTTACGGCCTCGCGACCGCGCTTCTCATATTCGCCTGCCTCGGACTCCTCTATGCGGTCCGGACGCTCTACCGCGAAAACCAGTTGCTGCATGGACGCCTCGAGCAGCTCACCGAGCAGCGCTCCCGAGCGCTTGATTCCCTCATGGCCGAAATGGCTGGAGACAAACAGCCTGGTCATCCACCTGCGTGAGCTGCTCTTCGTGCGCAGATGTCAGCGCGTGAAACGGACGCTCGTATTGGAGCGATCGCGCATTGAGCTGGAGATGCTCCGCTCCATCAACGACAGGACGGTTCAGGCATAAGCTCCCGATGGCATACGACGCCAAAGCGGTCGATTTCGTCTACAGCTTCTACGCCCGCGGCTGGTCCAAGGCGAAGGCGCTGCCGGAGATCCGCAAGGTCTATGCGGGATTCGCCGGGTCCACGTGGGACGAGTGGGAGACGAAGAACGACTGGCGTCAGCGCCGCGCTCTTGCCGATGCCAAGCTGCGCGAATTCGAGGACACCTGCCGCGCGATCAACCAGACCCTGCTGATGGACCTGGAAGAGGCGCGGAAGCGGCTGTTCAAGCTGATCACCGAAGACGCCGCCGACAACCAGACGTATTACGCATTCGGTGCGATCGCCAAGCGGATCGCCGAGCTGGCCCGCGAGCACTTCGCCGGTCGCGACGCCGATAAGGTCGCCACGCGCGTGCTGAACGACGCGATTGAGTTCCTGTTGATCGAGATGCGCCAGATCCCCGGCCTCGCACTGGCAATGGAAGAAAACGCGGCCGCGATCGGGCAGGCGGCTGAATCCGTAGCGGAGAAGTTCGGCCAATGACATCGAAAGAAGTCGCGCAGAAAATCCTTTACGGCGGCGTTCCCGCCGACAACCTGATGGATGGTATTCGCCCGCTCGCGCAGGCCTACCTCAATGCGGAAGCGGAGCTGCAGTGCATCAGGGAGATGGTCGCCGGTGAGAACCCGATCGTCACAGACGTATACCGCGGCGCGTCCGGTCCGGTCGCGGAGCTGATCCGCATTAAGAATGCCGAGGCGGCGCGGCTGCAAACGGTTGTCGACCAGCACAACGATACGATAGACGCGCTCCGCGCCGAACTGGCCCGGCGACCGGCAATGGACAGGTTCGCGAAATGAAGAAGCGTACCCCAGTCCGCGGGATCACCTCCGAAGAAGTCGGGCAGCGCGCCGCGCGTCTTGTCGGCGGCGTGGGCGGCTCCAAGCTTTCGAAGGCCGAGCGCATCGAGCGCGGGCGGCACGATTTTGGTTTCTTCTGCCGGTACTATCTGGCTCCTTACTTCTCGGCTCAGGGCGCCGAGTTCCATGAGGAGCTGATCGAGATGGTGCAGGCGCATGATCGCGGGGTTGCGGCCGCGCCCCGCGAGCATGCCAAGTCCACCCACGTCAGTTTCGCCTTCCCGCTCCATCAGATCTGCTACGGCCTCCGGCACTTCGTCGTCATCATCCGCGAGGCCGACCAGGTCGCGGCGCAGAATGTTGACGATATCCGCCAGGAGCTGGAAGAAAACGAACTGATCCGCGAGGACTTCGGCGATCTCGTCGGCAACCGCAAATGGGCCGAGAGTGAGTTCGTCACATCGAGCGGCATCAAGGTGGTTGGGCGCGGCCGCGGGCAGTCCATGCGCGGCATGCGCTACAAGCAATACCGGCCCGATCTCGTCATTGCCGACGATATCGAAGATGACGAGCTGGTCGAAAGCCGGGATCGCCGCGACAAGCTGGAACGCTGGCTGAAGCGCGTTGTGCTGAACATCGTCGGGCCGGACGGCAAGTTCTTCATGATCGGCACGATTCTGCATCACGACTCCGTGCTGGTCCGCCTTCTCGCGCAGACCGATGTTTTCTTCACGCGCGTCTGGAAGGCGATTCAGGAGGACGGCAAGCCGCTATGGCCCGCACGCTGGCCACTCTCGCGGCTCGAAGCCAAAAAGAAAGAGATTGGCGCCCGCAACTTCGAAACCGAGTTTCAAAACAACCCGGCGAACGAAGAGGATCAGATTTTCAGCAATAACAACTGGAAGTACTTCCGCGACGAAGATGTCGAGGGCGAGCTGGATGAAGTTGCCGCGATCGATCCGGCCATCGGCCTCAAGGCGAAAAATGACGATACGGCTGTCGCCGTCGTCGGCGAGCGCGGCGGCAACTATTACATCCTGCGGATGGTCCTGAAGAAGCTGAAGATCCAGCAGCAGGTGCAGCTCGTGATCGCGACGTGCCGCGAGTTCCCGCGTATCCGGAAGTTCGGCATCGAGACCATCGCTTACCAGACGGCGCTCAAGCAGCTTGTGGATGAGGAAAGCGCGAAGAGCAATCTGCAGATTCCCGCCGTCGCCGCCGAGGATCTCAGCAGCGACAAGCTGAAGCGCATGTCGACACTCGCGCCGATGGCCGAGCAGGGCCGAATTTACTTCCCGTCGGCGAGCAGTTCGTACTGGACGCCCGACGTTCAGAAGTGCATGGACGAATTCGAGGCGCTCGGCTGCTCCCGCGATTCCCATGACGACGGCCCGGATGCCGTCGAGCGCGCGATCCGCCTGCTGAGAGGGAAGAAGGGGAAGAAGGGGCGGGTGCGAATCCTGTGAAGACGGTTCACATGGCAATGCTGGTCGCCCCGAACGGAGATGTGTCCGCATTGTGCTCTGGGGGTAATCCGCGCCCGGTAAATCTGCGGTGTGCGACATGGACGCTGAGCGCTGCGGCAGTAACTTGTTCGCGTTGTAAACAGGCGATGCGGACGAAACAGTCTGAAGAGCTTGATACGAATCCGCGAACCAATCAGAGGTACAGATGAGCGTCGCCCGCGTCTTCGTTCTCGATTCCTCCACCGGAGCGATCGCGAAAGTAAACGGGCAGCTTGCGCTGGCCGGCCTCGCCGGTCCGTCCGAGTATTTCGAGATCGGCAAGGCCCTTTCCGACGCGCCCTCGGCATCGACCGGCAGTAAGCGCCTGAAAGACAAGTACGGCGTCACGCTCGGCGGCGTCACGTGCGCGGCGCGGCCATTCGATTTCTACCTCTACGCCTACGCCACGTCGCTGAACACGTATCACTGCCGCGCCGTCCGGGCAAAAGCGAAGGACATCGCGGGTGGGCCGTGGAAAATCACCGGCGCGGGGGGCACGGCAAAGAGAGCGGAAATTGCCGAGTGGGTGAAGCACGCCTTCAAAGATCGCAGCTTCTCCAAGGGAATGGAGAACGTCTGGACCGATTATGAGGCAATCGGCAACGCCTATATGGAAATCGTTCCCGATGCGACGGGGCGGCCGGCTGAGTTTGCCCACATTCCAAGCACCGAGATGTGGATACGCCTCGACGATATGGGCTTCGTTCAGCAAAAGAACGGGGAATATGCGCACTTTCGGCGATATGGCATCGATCCCGCAAAGTTTGACGATCTGAAGCCGACCGATCCGCTGCGAGCGGACGGCGTTTCCTCTGTCACTCACTTCACCCAATACTTCCCGTGGTCGCTCTACTACGGCATCCCCTCGATCATGCCCGCCTGGAATTCGATTGTGATCTCGGTCCTGCTGGCGGAGTTCAATATGAACTTCTTCAATAACAATGCCGTGCCGGATTATGCGGTCACGCTGAGCGGAGAGTGGGATGACGACGCCGACGAGAAAATCCGCGACTATTTCAAGCGGCACCTGAAGGGGAAGTCGCATAAAACGCTGGTCCTTCGCACGCCGGACGGCGCAACGATCAAGTTCGACAAGCTCACCAGCGACAACGCAAAGGAAGGCTCATTCCGCCTCCTGCGCACAGATTGCCGCGATGAGATTCTGCAGGCGCACGGCGTCCCTCCTTCGAAGGCGGGGATTCACGAGACGGGGAAGCTCGGCGGCAAGGATGGCGGCGAGCAGAACGACGAGTACAAGGACTCCGTCGTCACACCCGGCCGGAATGAGGTAACGAGCCACATCGACCGCCTCATTGTCGATGCATTCGACACGGCGCCCGGCGACTTCCACTTCGAGTTCGAGCCATACAACACTGACGACGTCTTGCAGGACGCGCAGGTGGATGCGATCTATCTGGAGCATCAGGTTGTCACTCCGGGCGCCGTGGCGGCGAAGAGGTTTCCCGAGTTGCCACCGATTGCCGGGTCCGAACAGGTGCTCCCTTATAAGACAGCGACGACGGCGACGGCGGACGATCTCGGCGGCCTGCAAAAGCAGATTCGCGAAATGGCGGGCGCTCGATGACAAAAGTGCAGGCGTACAGCGCATTCGCCACCGTCATCCGGCGGGTCAATCAGCCGCGGCGATTCAATCGCACGGCCGCGCTGATACCGCTGAAGAAAGAAGTTGTCTCCTACTGGTCGGATGGGCTCGATGCGCTGTTTGCATTTCTCTCGCTGCATGAGGGCTGGGAGAAGATCCAGCGTCACATCCAACTGGAGGTCGCCGCCGATTCGTTCGCCAGGTCATTGCGCAAAGCGATGACCGATTCGGACAAGACCTTCATCGCGAACCTGCTCACCAACTTCGATTTCTTCGGCGACGTGGACAAGCAGGCGAAAACCATTGTCGAGGGCACGTCGTTTGACACATTCAACGAGGCGGCGAAGTTCGCTCTGCAGCAGATCGGCGTGGGCGCGCCAGACTTTGAGCTGAAGAACGAGCAGATCCGCGAGAAGCTCCTCGATCGCACATCCGCCGCCGTCTTTGCAACGCGCAATCACATCGATTCGGTTTTCGACACGATTGTGAACCAGTTTTACGATCTCGGCCGCAATCCATATAACGCCGACTTCATCCAGCAGCTCCGCGGCGACCTGGACGTCAAGACGGATTGGCAGGCGCAGAGGTTCGCGCTTACCGAGACAGGTATTGCTTCGGAGGTTGCGCAGGTTGAAACCTACCGGCGCAACGGCGTCGAGAATAAGCGGTGGAACGTCACGGGGCAGGATACGCGCGAGGATCATGCCGATCTTTCCGGCGCTGTGATCGGGATCGCGGACGCATTCGACTGTGGCGGCTATAGCGCGGATCATCCGCTCGACCCCTCGCTTCCCGCCGATGAACTGGTGAATTGCCATTGCTGGATCTCGCCCATCGTTAGCGACGACTTCGAGATCGATCCCGACCGGATCTGGGAGGGCGAGTGAGCGGCGCGGCGATGTCGGTCATTTTTGCGTGTAACGACGAACTCGGCATCTTTGAGGGATGCGCCCGGACTGTGGAGTTCGAGAACTGCATCCGGCTCGATGCCGTCTCACTTACCCGGCCGCCGCGCCTCGCGTTCATAGAGTTCGAGGGGCTGGTCAGGATGGTCCGGATTTCAGGCAAATTGTTTCCCGTGCTGAAACACCGCAACTATCTCGGGAACGCGTGCAAAGCCCAGGTCCTCATGGAGCCGGCCGTTGCGACCGCGATGCTGAATTTCCTGAAGTCCAAAGGCGCGTTCGCGAATGCGGCCGGAAGCATTCAGCACCTCAGAGCTTGGGAGTTCGAAGAGCGCTTCACTGTGAGTTCTCTGGAGAGCGCCGTGAAGGAGGCATACCAGGGATGAGCGGGAGCCGGTTGCCGAAGTTCGCGCGTGTTTCAGCCGAATCATTTCCTGGCGGTTGTGTTCTCCGAACAAAGCCTTGCCGAAATGTTCGCGAAACAAAACGGCTACGGGACGTTTTAAGCGATCCGGGCGATTCCGCGCCCGCCACTGCCTCGCAAGTGTCCCAAATCGAATTGGGACGCCCCTCAGGGCCGGGAAAGGGGTCGATCCGTGGCTGAGTCGAAGCAAGTGCGCGTCCGGATGGAGGTTGTCCGGAAATCCGATGAACTGGGCATCATCTGGGGATATGCCTCGGTGGCAGATATCGAGGATCTGCAGGGCGACACCGTTCCGCAGGATGAGTTGGTCTCCGCCGTTTACCAATTCATACAGGACTACTACGCGAACGCCGCCTCGATACAGGACAACCACGACGGCGAACCGGCGCCGTGTGTCCTGGTCGAATCGACATTCCATTTCGTCGGGATGAAACTCCGCTGGTATATCGGCGTGAAGCTCAATTCCGATGAGCTGAAAGAGGCGGCGCGCAACGGCGACATCAGCGGTTTCTCGATCGGCGGATGGGCGCAGGAGGCGGAAGCGTAAATGGGCATTCTCAGAAATCTGGTACTTGACGAGTTTTCGATTGTTCGGGGCGACGACGTACAGCCGGCCAACCCCGGAGCCGTGGCTTTGTTCTATAAGTCCACACCTAAAAACCAACCAAAGGAGAAAGACGCAATGGCAGAGACAAAGGCTCCGGAAGGGCCGAAGAAGAAATCCAAGGCGGCGTTTATCAAGGACGCCGTTTATGAAGCGATCCGGAAGGCGACGACGACTTACGATTCGTCTTCCACATACAGCTCAACTTCCAGCGCCACATCGACCGTAACGGAGCTACCGGACGGTACGGGAACGGATAGCGACGCGCCGATGGTGATCGTCGTTTCTGATTCCGTCGAGAAAAAGGAAGTGGCTCCCGCTCCGGTGCCTGCCGCTGACAGCGAAGTCATCTCGAAGGCGCTGAAGGCGGAATTGGAGCCGCTGATGAAAGCCGTCGCGGCGCTCGACGGCCGCATTGCCGTAGTCGAAAAGACATCCACCGGCTCCCGGCGTCTCGACAAGTCGATCGGCAGCGTCGCGCAAATCAGCGGAGGTGACATGAAGTTTCCGGAATTCACGAAGTTTCTTTCAGCTCGTTCGGAACTGTCCAACGGACAACGGCTCACGAAAGCCACCCTCACTTCGAGCGGCTGGACCTACGGTCTCGCCAATGAAGAAGCGGGTAATTTCATCGACTACATCTTCGATCTTTCAACGGTGCTGAAGATGTGTCGCACGGTCACGATGCCGAACTCGACCTACAAAATCGACAAGATCGGCCTCGGCAGCAAAGTCCTTGTCAAGGGAACGCCGGGCGTCGATCCGGGTGATACGGTCTCGCTGTCGGGTCCGTCGCAGGTCCTTCTCACTGCGCAGGAAATGCTGGCAATCGTCGCGATCGGCGATGACACCCTCGAAGACAACATCGAGGGCGAGGCATTCGTACAGCACCTGCTCGGCATGATCGGGCGCTCGGCAGCCAACGAGATCGAGACGGCGGCCATGCTCGCCGACACGGCGGTCGCCGACACCGGCATTCTCGACCGCTGGGACGGTTGGTACAAGCTGGCCAAGGCCAACGGTGCGCATGTGATCGAGGGAATGGCCGATACCGACCGGTATTGGGCAGGCGCGGCGCCTCCGGGCAAGAAGATGACGAAGCTGCTGAAGGCGCTCCCCATCAAATATCGGCAGGACGTAACGCAGATGCGGGCGATCCTCGCGAACGATCTGAATCTCGATTACGTCGATACGATCGCCGCCATCGCAATTCCCGATGCCATCAAAGCCATCACGGGCGCAGTGGATCTCCCGATCCGCAACGTGCCGGTGGCGAAGATGCCCAACATGTCGACGACGCAGGCGTTCACGTATTCATCGACCGACTATACGGACGGCACCTTCGTGATGCTGACGAACCTGCAGAATCTGATCTTCGGTATCCACCGCGAGATCAAGATCGAGCCGTTCCGTGAGCCGCGCCTGCGCCGTACCAGTTACATTCTGTCGATGCGCGCGACGGCGGCTATCGAGAATGCCGACGCCATCGCAATTTACGATCACGCGAAGGTGCAGGCGTAAAGCAAGCTATACCCCCCCGTAGATGAAGTGACGTAGCCGCGCCGGAAGGCGTGGACGGTTAGAAAAGCCGCGGCGGCCACCGAATAGAGCCGCCGCGCAGAAAGGCAAAAAGAAATGACTGAAGCGCCCGTTGCTGTCCCCGACAGCAAAAAGAAAAAAGACGAAGGCCCTGTAGTGTTCGGCCTATATCAGCAGGAAACCGGCTCTCTCACACTGGGCGATTATCGGTTCCGCCCGCTGCAGCCTTTGAAAGTCCCGGCGGACGTCGAGGATCTTGCATGCGAGGAAACCTCGCCTGTGAAATTCTTCCCGACGTTGGCGGCTACGAACGACGCGGCCGCGAAACTCAAGGCGAAGTTCGAGCTGCGACGCAAGCCCAAAGAACGCGAGGAATAAGGCGGCATAAATGCCCTCATCCGCGAATATCACTAACGTCGCTCCCGCTTCCGCAAACCCCGGCGATCGGATCACTCTGACCGGTACGGGTTTCGTTGCGGGCGCCGTTGTGCTATTCGCGGGTGCTTCCCTCGCGCTGCCCGGCTTAAATGTTCAAGTAGTCAGCGACATACAAATTCTGGCGACGGTGCCGGATTTCGGCGGCGATGCGATCGCGCTGTCGATCACAGTGGCGAATCCCACCGAAGACCCTTCCGCCGCTTCCGCGCTCAACCTCAACGCCTGGCCTCCCGTCGCACAGGCATTCCCGCTGTGCGGGTTGTCCGCACTGAAACGTTCGCTCGGCCTCGGCGCTGATGAAACGGACATGGACGATCAACTCCGGCAGCTCATCCTGATCGCCAGCGCTCAAATTGCGCGGATTGTCACCCTCGATATCCAGCCGATAGCGCTTGACGGCGAGCTTTATGACGGCGATGGTGGTTTCCAGCTTTATCTCAGGCACGCGCCGATTGTTTCGGTGTCTGTCTTATCGATCGACGGCCAGCCGGTGGATGTCTCGACGCTGAAGATTTACCCGGAATACATCGCGTTCGACGACACGCTCGCGCTGGATTGGAACCCGCGGCTGCGCGCCGAATGCGAGATCTTCGGCTGGGGCCGTCAAAACGTTTCGGTTAGTTATATCGCCGGATTCACGAATGTGCCCGGCGATCTCTCCATTGCCTGCATGGTGCAGGTTGGGTTCCTGCGCAACACCCTCGGCAAGCAGGGACTCGTCTCGGACACGAATTCCGTGGTCAATTCCACGACGCAATATACGCAGCTTCCTATCGCGCCTGCCGCGCGGATCGCTGCGAACAGGTATCGGAAACAGGGAGTGAAAGCGGTTTAACAAAGAAAGAAGAAAGGTAAAACAAATGGACAATACAACGAATCCCGCGGCGAATCCGGCCCACCCGGCGCACGCTTCTTTTAACTGGGGAATCTTCCTCGCACTGCTCACAGTCGGACTGCAGGCCACAGGGCAGGTAATCAGCGCTTCCCATCCCTCGGTTGGGGCGGCGATGGCCGGAGGCGCGACCGTGCTCGGGACCGTCGATCAGGCAGTGACCGCGGCCACGCAGCCCGCAGCTCCCGTCGCGGAAGCTCAGGCCGAGACTGAGGAACAGCCGGAGAAGACGCAGATCAGGGACGATCCCCAGCCCGAGGGTTAACAGCCAACGTTGGTTCCCCGGCGCGCCCGACAGCGCGCCGGGAACGTTTTGACAAAGAGAGGGAAGGAATGTTGAGCGCCGCACAATTATCGGCTCTCGGACTGGCGGCGGCTTCGGCCGTCGCCAGCGAGAAGACCACCAAACTTCCGGCTGAACTCACCGTTCCACAGTGGGCCTTGGAATCCGGGTGGGGAGAACACGCGCCGGGCAATAACTGCTTCGGCATTAAAGCCACGACGGGAACGGCATCGCAAACACTCTCCACTCAGGAAGTCCCTCACCCAAACGCTCAACCTGTCACGGAAGAGCAGCAGTTCGAAGTGTTTCCGACGCTGCAGGCATGTTTCGACCGGCACGCCGCGCTCATTACCTCGGCGCAGCCCTGCGCGGCCGCCTGGGCTCAATACCTGAAAGATGGCGACAAGGCAATGCTTATGCAGCGGATCGCCCCGCGTTATGCGCCGAACAATCTTCTGTACAGCACTAAACTGGCGCGCATCCTGCAAATGTCCGAAGTGCGCGGCGCGATCGCCCAGGCGCGCAAACCCCTGGTCAACATCACGTAAATGCCTGCCGACTTCCAATTCGACGATCCGGACGAGCTGAGCGCTCAGGTTAACCAGCTCCTCACGGAGCGTGGTTCGACGATCCGCCGCGTCCCGGCGAGCGCGCTGAAGCGCGGCGTCTTCGAATTTCTCGCGCTGGTGCAGGATCTGGCCCCGAAGAAGACCAGCACATATGTCCGGTCGATCACGGCGCTGATTCAGCAAATCTCCAATGACATCGGTGAAGGCCGCGTCGGCACGCCGCTCGAATACGCGCGGTACCTCGAAGAAGGAACGGGCGTCTTCGGTCCGAAGGGCCAGCCGATCACGATTCTGCCGACGAACAAGAAGGCCCTGTGGTGGGGCGCGTTCGACGGCAACGGCAAAGCCCTGATTCGTAAGCGTGCCGTCATTCAGGGGATGCAGGCCCGCGCGCCGTTCGCTAATGCGATCCGGCAGTTTATCCCGCGCTACGAGGTCATCGTGCGCGAGGAGCTGGCGAAAGGAATCGCGTGAGCATACAGAGCGACCTGGAAGCCGCGTTGCTTGCGCTGTTAAAAGCCGAGGACGGCCTTTCGTCAGTCAGGACGTTCGAGGCGGATATCCGTGACTGCCTGTTTACGGGAGAAAAGCTCACACAGGGATTCCGGTCCACCGAGTTGCCCGCGGTCAATCTCTCCGCGACGCTCGATCCGACGCAACGGAGCCCGTTCACGGCTTCGGAAACACAGCATGAAATTCCGGTTTCTATTGTGGTCATCACGAAGGCGCTGAATCGCAAGGATGCGCAGCTCGCGGCCAAGGGGCTGCAGGAAGCCATTGAAGATGTACTGGACCGTCTCCGGCGATCGAGCAACACGATCGGCAATAACACGCTGCTGTTTGGCAACGTTACGTCGAGCGTAACGACGCTGCAGGATGATCCGCACTGCTTCGCGGTGGGAACCACGGCCGCAAAAATAACGAAGATCACGCCATTGGCGTAAGAAAAGGAGAATTTCACGATGCCTCAATCATTAACCGGCGGCTGGCGGGCGGTTTCGGACCTCTGCCAGACGGCGATCGGCACGGCCCAGCCCGTCACGGAGCTGCTCAATTTCGAGGGAACCGATCTGATGGAGCCCGATCCGGAGACGTTCTTCGAGAACACGACGGAAATCACGGGGAGCCTGCTGCCGACGAAACATAAGCTCCTCAATATGAAGTTCTCGGGGAAGCACAAATGCAAGGCGACGCCCACGGTGGTAGCGCTCTTCGCCTCCATGGCGATGGGCGAAGACACGGCGACCGTCGTCGGCGCGACCACGGCTTACAGTCACAAGCTGCAGATGAACAGCGGGATAGTGGAGCTTCCCTATCGGACGCTGGTGGAAAACGACGGCAGCAGTCAGTTTGCATATCCCGGCGTGGCGTGCACCGGATTTACGCTGTCGGGCTCCCGCGGGCAGTTTGTGGAGTTTGAGGCCGATCTGATGGGCCGCGCATCCGAAGGCGCGGATGCCACTGCGAAGCCCGCCGCGAATCCGGAATCGTATCTCGCTTATGGCGATTGCAACTTCGCGATGGGCGGAGCTTACGACGGGACGGCCGTCACCGGCGCGACGGCGATTTCCGCTCAGCTCGTTAATTTCAAGTTCGCGTTCAAAAACAACGGAAAGGGCAAATATAACGTCGGCGATTCAACCGGCAATGTCGGAGCGATTCGCCGCGGCCTGACCTATTCCGTAGAACTGGATGCTGAGATCGAACTCGAAGATCGTTCCCAGCGCGCCGCCCTGCTCGCTGGAACCGAGTATGTGGTTCACATCCCGATTGTCGGAGGCGTCGCCAATGGCGCCGCGAATTACACGGTGGATATCGTGCTGCCGCGTGCGGTCTTCAAGGATACGAAGAAAGGCGTCGCGGATGGAATTCTCAAAATCGCGGGCAAGTTCGCCGTCCTCAGCGATCCGACCTTCGGCGGGTGCGATATCCGGGTAACGAACCTTTTCGCGCACAGCTATCTGGCCACGGCCTGAAAGGAGAAAACAAACATGCGATTCCTGCTCTTATTCGCTTTCACTCTTGCGGTCGCTTCGCTGATCGCTTCACCGCTCCTCGCCCAGCAAGCCGCTATGCCGGACGCCGTCACGCATCACGATTACATTCCGCTCGCCGCGGTTCCGACCACTATCGCCGATGCAATGACCCCCTCGGCGGACAGGCAGTCGCGAGTCATCGTCAGGAGCATTTGGTTTGTCAACACTAACGCTTCGACTTCGGTCACAGTCACTGTCACCTGCAAGACGACGGGAACCATCTTCGTGAAGGCGACCATTCCGGGGTACACCGCCGGCGCGAATAACGTTCCCGTGCAGCTCCCCGCGGATGGGGTGTCTTGCGAAGGCGGCGTCAGGTGGGTTGCCGACGGCGCGGGACTCAACGGCTACATGACGGGGACTTACTGAATGAAGGGCATCGGGATTCTTCTCTTTTCGGTATCCCTGTTTGCACAGGCGCCGTTCCCAAGCGGCGGAGCGGGTCCAACCGGTCCTCAGGGGCCGGCCGGTCCAACCGGACCAGCGGCCGGACTGGGCGACTTTCTGCCGGTCTATACGACATCGCAAACGGTCCAGTCGGGTTGGTGCGGAAAGATGGTGCCATTCAACGGTTCTTCGCTGACTGTCACGCTTGTGAATCCGCCAATAGACTCATGCCCGTTCGGCCTGGTTAATTGGAGCACTTCGACCACTCTTTCGATCGCGCTGAACGGGCTGACTCTCAATAACTCAGCGAGCGCGCCCACCGCGATAGTTGCCCTCAGTGGTTCGAACGCGGACGGTTGGACAATCTGGACGGATGGATCGAATTACGCCGGGCATCGTGCGCTGGGGCCTGTAGGACCGACAGGAGCGACCGGGCCTACCGGACCAACGGGAGCCACAGGTCCAACGGGAGCCGCGGGGGCGGCCGGAACAGGCAATGTAGTAACGAGCATACCTAACGATGCCGGCACGGGCACCACGCTAAACGGCACCGTGAAACTGGTATCCGGCAGCTTTGTAAACGCCACAACAAGCGACACCGCCATTCCGGTTGGAATTGTCGTGAGTGGGGCCGGAACGGCCGACAGCCCGACCGTCGCCGTGGCGGGCACGGCGACCTGCCAGGCAGATTCCGCTGGCGTCACGCAAGGTCATTTCGTTGTCAATTCGCCGACCACCGGTGGTCGATGCGGAGACGCGGGCGCAACGGCTCCCTCCAGCGGATGGGTAATCGGCACTGCCGACACCGGAGCTGCGGCAAACGCGACTTTCACGGTGCTTATTTGGCCCGGCTTTAATGCGGCTGCAGGTGGCGCGAGCGGCGTCAGCAGCTTCGGACCATCGGGATCGCCGCGGACTGGCGCTGTCGTCGCAGGTACCGGGGACTATACCTGCGCGCAGGTAACCAACTGCTTTGCCAAAAACGCGATGTTCGCGGCATTCGCGAACGCTTCGGACACCACGGACAAGCTGAGCAGTAGCGGCGCTAACCAGCCGTTTGCCATGAACAGCGGCGTCAATTTCCCTGCAAGCGCCCTTACGACAGGCCGCGAGTTTCTACTGCGATTCAAAGTAGATCAGACCGTAAGCAGCACCAATTCCAGTGCGTCGTTTAATTCGGCGCTATGCACCGGAGCAGGCACCGGCTGTGTCGCTTTGACCGACTACCTCACGGCCACGCTGTGCTTCGCAAGCGGCGTATGCAACTGGGAAATCGTGGTGGATTGCATCGTGAGCACGCCGGGTACGCTTTCCTGCGGAGCGGGAAGCAACGGATTCTGGAACGCTTCAAATGGTCAGGTCCGGGGCAACCAGCTATCCGGCATCGTTACCGGGATTGCCACTACAGGAAGCCTCTACCCGAATGTTCTCTATAACCAGACGACGCAGGCGGGTAACTCGGCGTCGTTGATCGGCGCTTCCGGGTATTTCCCCAATTAACCATGAAAAGCCCACTGCTGATCTTGTTTTTCGCTCTTGCCTCCGTGCCTTCCGCGTTCGGCTCAGGCTGCAACCGTAACGACCAGAGCGGCTGCCCGGCCGTCGATCCCCACACCGGAATCGCACCATGGGTTGACTGCGGAGCGGCGGCAAGCTCTTCAACGCCGTACAGTATCCCCAACACAACCATCATGTATGCGGACGGCACCACATCCTCGGTGAGTTGCCTATTCGCTCAAATCTACGACTCCGATTTTCCCTGCACAACAGGTGCAACCTTTGGGAATGTCGACTGCCTGGACGTGTTCTGGCCCACCAACGTTGATCTGGCCGGAATCCAGTGGGTGATCTGCTACCACGGGGGCGGCGGATTCGGGGGGTATCGGGAGGGCTGCTTCGGGGCCGGAGACACCCCGCTGGTTGCCGTCGAATCGGTCCAAAAATATGCGCGGCGGCGGAATCGGCTCGGAGGCGTCGGGGTCGGCATCGTCATGGTCGATTATCGTCTCGCCACGGCAATAGGCACGAACACATTTCCGGCCGGCGCACAGGACGCCAAGTGCGCAGCCTGGTGGGTTCTCGCAAACCTTCCGAGCCTTATTTCCGGAGGGCCGCAAGTCGCTCCGTCAATACTCGCCGCGATGGGACCGTCGTGGGGCGGAAACACAGCTTGGGTTGTTGGCAATACGAGTAATTCATTCTACGGAACATCGGGAACCTGCACGGCCCCGGCTGCCTATCCTTCCGGCGGCTTCGTAGGTGCGTCTCTCTGGCCGGCGATGTCCTGGGCGTTGCCTTCCGGTAATAGCGGCTACGACGGCAATGGAGCCGCGCCCTTTACGCAGGCCATACAGCAGCAGTTGGACAGCAATGTCCTTGCCACTATACGCGCGAATGATGCCGCGCTCCACGGCAGTCCCTGCCAGAACATTACGAACGCCAACGCCGCGTTCCTCAGTCCCAATTGGTACTTCCTTTGGGGTGCTTCGGACACGATAGTGCAACCTACGTGGAACTCGGGGGCGGGCGGACAGGAAGTCTGCACGATGGCAGCATATGCCGCGCTGAGCAGCCCCATGACGCCGACTTATGTTATTGCAACCGGAGCCGATGCCACGCACGAGGGCGGGCTCGGCGCAGGAATAAACGACACCGCAATCAGCAACGCTTTCGAGTTCATTCTTGGCCCCCATCCGGCGGGCTGGGCGTTTTAAATTTTTAGAAAAAGAGGAGAACAGTTCAATGCCATTAGCAGCATCCCCCAATCGCAGAATCGCCGTCGATGTGAGCGGCGAAACAGTTGTTTTCGTGTGCCGGGTTCCCTCGGCCGCCGAACTCAGCAAATTTCTCAACGCGCGCTTCGAGACGAAACGCAACAAGGTGAAATCCCATGTCTATGAAGCGCGGCAGGAATTCATCGACAAGATCGCTATCGACATCGAGAACGCGACCTACGTGGGCGCGGACGGCGTGGAAAAGCCGCTGAACGCGCGGACGGTGCTCGAAGATCAGGACAAGACTTACTGGTCGGGAATTCAGGGCGAGCCGGTCCAGTCGTGGAAGGATCTGATCCCGTTGAGCTGGAAATCCAGCGCCGCCCAGCAATTTGAGGATTCCGCCAACGTGGGCGAAGACGAAGGCGCAACAAAAAACTAGCGGCGCTGGTTCTCGACTATCTCCAGGCCGATTACGCCGAACAGGAAAAGACGTGCGACGAATGTCCAGCCATCAATCGGGACGACGAAGGTTACTGCCGGATCTGCAAATTCCGCAAGCTGGAAGCCCACTTCCCGTGGGAGTTCAGGACCTGGACGGACAACCTGACGCGTCTCTATGGCTGGCACAAAGCGGGTTACGACCTGAGCGGAGAAGGGTTGGGATTCGAGGACTGGCAGGCAATCGCGGTAATCACGCGGTTTTACGAAGTGAGGGACATCGAAGCCGCAATGCCCAAAGCATCAGTCTGAGAGGCGCAATCGCCAGATCGATCGCGAGGACAGCGGCCCGCAACGCCGTCTTCGCGACGACCCGCCAGGCTAATACGGCGGCGAAGAAGACGACGATGGCCAAGGCAAGCATCCTGAGCTGATTATATGGCAGCGAATAACACAGTTGAGGCGGTTCTCCGGTCAAAGTATGAGGACGGCATTGAAGCCGGAGTCGAGAACACGCGCAAACTGATGCAGAATGCCTTCTCCTCGATGAAGGACGGCGGCGCGGCGGCCGCCGCCGGGATCGATGCGGCATTTGAATCGACCGTGGGTTCGCTGGAGTCGTGGCGGTCGCAGTTATCCAAAGCGGCCGATGAGAGTGACAGCTCGTTCAAAAAAATGAGCCTTGGGGCAGCCGCATTCGGGATCGCGGCGACTGAAGTCTTCATTCGCGCAGCAAAGGCAGGCGCGGATTTTGTGGCGGAGACTGTAAGGGAAGCCTCCGAATATTTCCAGGTTAAGCAGTCCTTCGACGCACTGACGGCCGCCGCTGGTAATCAGGCCGTCTCGCTCGTTGCGCTTCGAAATGCCACGGAGGGACAAGTAGGGGCGACAAAGCTGATGAGTAACGCTTCGCGCGTTATGTCTGCTGCGTTGCCACTGGAGGGCGAGCAATATCTCAAGCTGGTGGAGAATGTCGGCCGTCTCGCCAAGTCGCAGGGCAAGGACGCCGTAGCCGCGCAGGACGCGCTCACTGAAGCTCTTATCCGCGGACAGTCGCGCGCGCTCGGCCCGGCGATCGGCGTCCATCTGGCGGTAACGGACGCCGTGAGCGCCATGGCGTCCGAGATGGATGTGAGTGCGTCCAAGATCGCCGACAGTTCGAAACTCACGGCGTTCTACAACGAACTGCTGGGCAAGACCAGCGAGGCCGTGGAACGGCTGGGGCCGAGCTATCTGACGCTGGACGAAGTGCTCACGGCCGCGAAGAACGCTCAGAAAGACCTTACCGATCAATTCGGCGCTGCGGTATTACAATCTTCCGTCCTGCAGGCGCTTCTCGCGGATCTGCAGGAGCAACTGCTGGGGCTTTCCGTATCCGGCGACAAGTCAACTCAAGTCGCCCTGGCAACGAACGCCGCTTTGATTTCGCTGCTTCGCTCCATCGCTGCGCTGGCCTCAAACATCGCTTTCTTCGCTCCGGTCTGGGAAAACGTCTGGGCTGCCGTCAAAGCGATCTTCTTCGCTTTCGTAAATGTCTTCGCGGGCGGCGGCGCGATTGTGTTGAATGTTCTGGGCAGGATGGTCGGCGTGCTCGGCTATGTATCGGGCAAGTTCGGCGAGGCTGCGCAGTGGCTCGGCAAGTTCGAAGACAAGATGCGCTCGGTGGCGGAATTCGCCGACAACAGTTTCAATCATTCCTTTGACGGCGTCGGCAACGGCGCAAAGATGGCTTCCGATCTCGCGGCGCAAACGGCCAAACTCGCCGGCGAGATGGAAGCACTGCGAGGGAAAACAATCACTGCAAATGGCGCGCTGAAAGCCAATGCAGATACTTCCAGAGATGCCGAGGAATCGGCGAAGGCGCTGGCGCAGCAGCTCGAAACGCTGCGCGGCATCATGTTTCAGAACAGCCAGTCGGTTGCTACTCCGGAACAAAAGGAACTTGAGGAAGCAGCCAAAACGGGCGCGGAGATCGCGCGGCTGGACAAATTGACGGCCACTCAGCGAGTCGCCGGGATAGAGGAAGTATGGGCGGCGTTCCGGCAGCGCCGCCAGGCGGCGCGCGATCAGGAGCAGGCTCAGGCCGATGCTGCCGAGCAGCAGCGCCTGGGGAAAGTTCGCGACTTTGAAAATCAACTCCTCGACGCCTCGTCGTCCGGATACAGCAAGGCGGAAGAGCAACTCCGGCAGCATCTGGAGAAGATACAGGAGCTTTCCAGCGGCGATAGTGCCGAGACAATCCGACTGCAAATCGAGGCGAATAATGAGTATCTGACCGCAATCCAGCAACTCAACAATGAGGAGCTTCGGCAGGAGGCGGAAGCGGCGCAAAAGCGCGAGCAACTCCGCAAGGAGCAGGAGAAAAAGGCCATCTCGGACGCGATCGCGACGGCCAGGGAGATTCAGCAGGCTGTCCAGATGGCCGCAAAAGGGACCATTTCGGGGCAGACCGCCGCGGCGGTGCTGGGTCAGCTTCCGGCTGTAATCGACACCATAAAAAAGAAGCTCGCCGAACTTAAGGCGCAGCCGATTATCAGTACGGACCAACTCAATCAGATCGACAAACTGCAGGTTGAGCTGGACAAGCTCAACAAGATGACCTTTCACCCCTTCCAGGACGCCATGACCCAGATGAAAAATCAGGTCAAGCAGTTCTCGTCCCAGGCGGGGCAGTCATTCAGTACCTTCTTCTCGGATTTGACGAGTGGGCAGGATAACGCAGGCAAGAAACTGCTGGCGTCGTTTGTTTCGATGATCGGGCAGATGTTCACACACATGGGGGTCATGTTAATTCAGACTGGCGTGGCGGAGTGCGCGGCGGCGCTGACGCTTACCGGCCGGCTGATGGGCGCGAATTTCGCCACCGGCATCGAAGCGATAGCTGCGGGAGCCGCTCTCGCGGCCCTCGGTGGCGCTCTTTCGGGGGCGTCGAGTTCATCGAGCGCGGCGCCGAGCGCGGCCGCCTCGCCGGCGTCTTCCGGCTCGTCTTCTACGAACGTCAACCCGGCGACTATCAACGTGGGAGCTTCCGGAGGTGCGCAAAACTCCGGCCAGGCTCAGCCGACGCAGCATATAGTCCAGCTCGAAGTCAGGCCCACCAGCGCATTTGTGGTTAATGCGGTGAGTAAAGACGTATCGGGGAACGGCACGCTGCGAACCGTGATCAAGCAGGTGGCGAATGGCTGATTTCCCCGGCGCTCCGCTCCCTTCCTATCCGATCGAAGAGACCGAGATCGCGCCTGAAGTACTTGTCTCGACGCATCGCGACGGCAGTGAGCAACGGCGGCTGAAGGGATCGGGCAAGAAACGCATATTCAAGCTGAGTTTCGGTTCCGATCTGCCGATCACGAACGCGGAGCGGTTGAATATTGTTAACCATTTTGCAGGCCAGAACGCGACGCGCGATTCGTTTCACTGGACGCACCCCGACCGCGCCGAAGTAATTCTTGTCCGCTATAACGCCGTTCCATCGTTCAAGAACAGCGGCTATAACTTCTACGACGGAACAGTCGAGCTGCAGGAAGTAACTGCGTGATCGATCTGCTGCCCGATCTGGCGGCCGCTTTCGCCGCGCAGACGAATCAACCGGTCGATCTTTACGAGCTGCAGCTCGACAGCGGCACTTATTACTACTCGGATCAGGACATCACTTGGAACGGCAAACACTACCTTCCTTACGTGATGACGCGCTCCGACATCAAGCGCTATATGAGCGAACAGTTCGATCAGGTGACGGTCACCTTTTCGAACGTCGATCTCACTCTCGCGCAGCTCATCGCGGTTAACGATGTCGAGGGCGGCATCCTGACGATCCGTAAGATCGACCGGACCGTTACAGACGACTCGCTGCCCCTTTTTATCGGTCAGATCCAGCGGCCGGGCAATGTGGATGAGAACGTGTGCGAAATTGTCGCGCTCGAATATCTGGGCAGCATCGATTCCGATATCCCGGCCCGGCTTTTCGGCGCTACCTGCCCCTGGCCGTTCAGGGGTCCCGAATGCACATATTCCGGCACAGCCACCGATTGCGATCATTCCTGGTCGAACTGCGCCTCTCTCGCCAATACCGACAAGTTCGGTGGTTTCCGCTTCATGCCTGTCACGGGGACCTATCAATATAAAGAGGTCACTCAATCCCGTTTTCTGCTGTTTTTCTCGCGAAAAAAGACCAGCACTATTACGGTCTCCTACAGCTCGCTTGACGATACCCCGTATGACGTGCCCATTCCTATCGTGCTGGGGCGCGCGCTCCTGCAGGGGATACCGCTGGAGCACGCGGATGAAGACTCAATGACATTCGGACCGTATCTCGCGGCCCTGGTCGCATTCTGTGTCGGGCCAATAGGCTGGTTTGAGTTTTTCACTGCCAACAACGTAACCATCACCGGCGTCGAGGGGCATCTCGGGGATCTGGGAGGCACGGGGTCGCAGTTGCCCGACACAATTCTGCCCTCATATCCGTATAGCCTTCTCGCATATCTCGGGGTGGCAATTCCATCCACGGTCGGCGCTGACGATCCGGCTCCGAGCGTCACCGCGATGATCGGCGGCCTCCTGGTCGATCAATTCGATGGAACCGGGGCGTGGGTTGTAAAGACCTGGACCGATAACGCGATCTGGAACGCGCGTGCGTTGATGACGCTTCCACTGGCCGAAGGCGGGATGGGCATTCCGTGGGATTTCTTCGACGACGTGCAGAATTACGTGGAATCGGCCTATACGGACGAGTTCATTGAAGACCCGACCAACTGTCAGAAAATCTACGCGCCCACCTCTCTTCCGACAGGGATGACGATTGGGGATAATTACCGCGCTTATCGCAGCACCTGCGTGCAGTTTCAGGATCCGACCGCGGACGGCCCGTACGCAACCTTTGTTGTCGGCGTGGATGACGATACTTCGCGCGCGCCCGACATCGTCAATGTAAAGCGGTTCACCGTGAACCTCGCGATCGCCCAGCAGGCATCGTCAATTGACCTTCTGTATCAGACGATTCTGCCTGCGTTCCGCGGTTATCTGAAGATCAACAAGCAGGGGAAAATTCAAATCTGCAGTGAGCGGGCAAACCCTCACACCGCCGTGTCGACGGCCAGCGTTCCGGGGGCGATGCAGATTCTGTGCGCCGATCCGAGCCAGTTCGGTGTTGGAGACCTGTTTATCGCTTCGACGTTCACTATCAACGCGGAAGTGCTTAGGGTCGCGGTCGTTCTCTCCGACCGCCTCACACTTGCGGCCGCGGCCACGAAAAATCACGCCATCGGCGACGAGCTGCTTAAGGTGTCGATGTATTTCAACGACTCGAACATTGTCGGCACGACGCCCGTCCAGTACCCGCTCAGCGATCGCCAGTCTTCCATTAACCGGGTGAACGTCAAATACCCCGACAGCCCCGCGGTCACGCAGCGCACGCTCTACGTCAACGATTTCGATAACCAGGCGAAGGTTCGCAAGGTCAACGATCAGGATTTCGACGGCTCGGCGATCGACAGCTACTTTCAGGCGTGGCGCGTCGGACAGTGGCAATTGGCCATGTATCGCGGGCAGGGCATTTTCGTCTCACTGAGGGGCGATATTTCGGCTTCGGCGATTGAAATCGCTGACGTGATCGCGGTGGACGCCGTCGAGCATGGGTTGCAGGCCGTTCCTTTCCGCGCGATCGAGCTTGGATTCACGGCCGACGACGAAGTGGACATCGTCGGACAGCTCTATGACACGGGCCTGTATGACGATACGGCTCCTCAGGTGACTGTGACGGTACCGGCTGTGTTCTCCGGTCCCACACCTCCGACGCCGATCTCCGGGATCAAGAGCGCAGGCGGGGGCACTGTGACGTGGAAGCCTGTTACCTTTGCCTCAATCACGGGAACGTCACAGATCACCTCCGCTGTGATTGTGGTTCTCTATCAGGACGCCACTGCCTCGCCGACCGCCCATTTGACGGCCGCGCTGGCAAACACGGCCGTGTCCGGCGCGGCGGAGACGATCCATCTCGACGCCGATATGACCGGCATCATCAAGAACGGTGATTGGATTCTGGCCGGTGGGGAAATGATGTTTGTTACCGCCGATGCAATGTCTGCCGACGTCGCGATCGAGCGGGCGTTGGGACTGACGGCGGCGGAGAATCACGCAATTGGCGACGACATCTATAAGCTTGTCAGCGCCGCTTTCACCTACACCTTTCCACTCAACTTTTTCGCGACGGTCGACGCCGCGTCGTGGGGCGCGACCGAGCAGCTCCAAAACGCCAATATCGCGCTGTTTAACGTCGTCGTTTATGCGGGCTCGGCGGTATCGAATCAGGACCCGATTAATTACTCGCAGAGCGTGGGCGGCCTGATTCCCACGGGGGTGTCGGCGGGTTCGTCCTTCCTGCCTCACTTTACGGCCGCCGTGGTGGATGCCGCAGCCGGCCTCGATTTCACGGTTGCGCGCACTATGAAGGTCACCCTGACCGAGCACACCCGCATTTCAGCCATCAACACATCCGGGCTGGGGGCGTTCCTGTGGGTGATGACCGTTTCTCAGGACGGTGTCGGCGGCCACGCCATGATTCCGGGCGACGGGCTCACTTTCGCCCTGAGCACCGAACAATCTCCGCCAAACACGCAGGTCACAGCGATGATCTACTACGACGGCGCGGGTAATCACATTTTGCTTTCCAGTACAGGAGATCAACCAATTCCATGAGAAAACTATCGTTCCTCCTTCTTTGCAGTTGCTTCATCGTCCACGGGCAGATCGTTCGAACGGAGATTGGCGCTCCGGCATTCGTCGGCACAGGGCTGAATGATATTGCCGTTACGGGCTCTTATGTGGGCCTGCCGCGAAATCATCGCTATACGATCACCGTCGCCGCGACGGGAGGAACTGACACCGTCAATTACGACCGCGACGGCGTGGCCCCGATCGGCCCCTTCGCCATGACGACCGCGCCTCAGCCGCTGTATTATGGCGCTGGTTTCATCACCGGTGCGAGTTGGAGTGCCGGGCGCGTTACATTTACCGATGTCGGGCACGCGATGGCAACCGGCACGCTGGTAACCGTCGGCGGTGCCAGCCCGAGCGGCTACAATGTGACGCTTTTACCTGTCACCGTAATCGATTCCTCTCATTTTTCGGTTCCTGTCGCGTCGGACCCCGGCACCTGGACATCCGGCGGCGTGGCGACGGGGAATGACGGGCTGACGGTCGCCTGGGCTGCGATCACGGGACATAGCACTATCGCAGTGTGGAATCTTGACGTAACATCTATCGCGGCCCCCGGAAGTGTCATTCAGCGGGGAGTAGGCGCTGTCGTGCGGCCCCAGCAGGACAAATTTGCCGAGCGTGTGAGTGTGAAGGATTTCGGTGGGTTGGGAGATGGCAGCAGCAGCGTCCAAGCGATAGAGGCGGCATGGCAATATCTCTGCGGCCTTAGCGGATCGCGGCAACTCGATTTTCCCGCGCCGGCGAAGAACTACCTGATCGATTCCACGATCGTTGCCCCTTGCGGGAATATTCTGCTTCAGGGAACAGGTATTCAGCCGAAGATTCTGTCATCCGCGGCGGGCGCGGCATTCGACACAAACAGTCAGAGCGACATCACTTTCGACAGGCTTTGGCTTGCCAGCGCTACAGGGAACGTTCCCGGCCAAGTGGGGATTTACGTCAACGGAAGTACTACTTCTGCCAATACGACGATAAGGGGCAGTTTCCTTGGGGCGTTCGGTACTAAGCCAAACGTCATCAGTTCCGGCACAAATGCAAATCCAGCCGTGTTTACGACTCCCACTTCACAACCCGCAGCGGTGAGCGGGGCTGTATATTTGGCGGGCTTCGGCGGCGGCTGGGCTGGGATTAATGGCCCTCAGACAGCTACAGCTCTATCTGCTACCACGTTTTCAGTGGCGATTGATTCGACATCGTTTGGCCCCGTGGCAGGGGCGCCCAGGTGGAGCTATACGGCCATCCCGAGCGGATCGGCAATTCAGGTGCGTGGCGACAATATTCAACTTAACGTCCGAGACAATACTATCGAAGTGTGGGGCACAGGCCTGGACATCGATGGAACGGTTGATTTGCTGGAGGTTGCCGATAATGACTTCGGCGTGGCTAACGGCAACGACAGTGGTTATGGGATTACGCTGAAAAACTCGATCGGAAGCGGGCAAAATCGGATTTACCATAACGATTTTGTCACGCCCGGCTGCGCAGCCTATATAGGCCCGGGCGCTGGAATCGTACAGTTCGCCAACAACCAATACGAGGCACTCACCTTCAATCCCGTTCCTTCCTGCGCAAATGGCTCCGCATATACCTTTGATTCAGCGCTTTTCTACTGGATAAGCGGAAACTTCGCGGATTTGCACGGGACCGCTCCGTACGGTTACACCCTGCAGAACTGGCAGGGGAGCAAGCCCGAAAACAATCCCTGCGATGGCGCCGCTATCAGCTGCTGGAACCTGGCCGGTGTCGGTAATGCCGTAGAACTCAGCCTGAACACTAACCTCTTGGCCCAGAGTAATGGAGTCTATAGCAATCCAGTCTATCCAGGGATTTACAACTTTGCGGCGAATACGAACAACCGCTCTTGGGGAACAGCCTACGGACAGGCGCCATTCCACTTTAACTTCCTTGACGTGCCTTTAGGTGGCGATACGACCCTCGCGGCCAACGTGCTGACGACCGACACCACTATCAGCGTGATGTCTGCTGCCGGTATCCAGATGAATGATTTGCTTTACCTCATGGATACTACGCCGCCCGAGCAGGTTGCTGTCGTCGGACCCCCTGTCGGAACTACGGTACCCGTTTCACGGGGTGAAAACGGCACCTCGGTTTCGGCACACGCGGCCCCTGCTGCTGTTTCATTCGGCCCCGGCGGCGGGGTTTTATTTCACAGCACGCGCAGCCCGAACAGTTACATGTCGTGGGGATGTGAGGCGGGGTACTGCTGGAACAAGGTAATGCAGTATGGAGGGGGCACTTTCACCCCAATCCCCATGAATTATGACGCCTTGCAGGTGCAGAGCCATTTCCCCGGTGTCAACACGAAGTTCTCCATCTGGGCAGTCAACGGGCAGGCAGATTATCCTTTGGAAATCCTGGATTATTTAGGCAATCGAAAGGTGAGTGTCAGTAGCATTTTCTCGCTTGATGCTCCACTTTACTGCACATCTGGGGTCTGTGGAATCACCGGCTCTATCGCGACAGGGGGGTGCAGCCTGGGAGTGGCCGCTGGGTTGATAACGTCCAATAGTGGCTGTTCGCCGCTTTCCCAGGCGCAGGTGGAGACCGCGTTGGGGTTTGTGCCTGCAACTTCGGGCGGTGGCACAAACAGCGCGACGACGGGAATTACGGTGGCGACCACTTGTACGTCAACAGCAGTTCCGCCAGGCGGGGGAACGCCGACAATAACCTGCACTTCGACGCCTACTGATCCTGGGCATGTCCATCAACAGAACTAGGAACCTGCTGCCTGTATCAATATCGTGATGAGATTTGGGCTCCGGGACACTACTTACCGTCGCCAATTGGATGATGTTGCTGCCCGGAAATAGCAAGCGGAGCCGTGTGTTTTGTTGCTCTCCCCGTAACGGAAGTTTCATCTTAAATATTTCACGCGGCGTCGCAAATTATTTCGGGGCGCAACACCATTCTGCACCCGGTCATGGGTGGGCCCGACATAGATGTGACAGATGAAGGCCTGTTTTCAGAGGGTTAGCAGGGATAATTTGCGTCGCAGCGGCGTGAACGGAATTTCTGTTAGTCCGATCAGGAGGTAATATGGTGGCAGTAATCGGCTCTAACTCCCTATGCCTCTCCAACTGACCCTCGAACAGGAACGAAGAATCCAGGCTGTGGTCAGTGCGGGAGCATATCAATCCACTGAAGAGGCACTTAACGCCGCGCTTGCCATCGTGGAGACGGTAGCTACCCCCGGGTTCGACGGAACAGCCGATGAACTGAAGGCTCTTGTTCTCGAAGGTCTTGAATCCGGGGAGCCCTTCGAAGCCGACGATACCTTCTGGCGCCGACTGGCGATGGAAACGGACCGTATCGCTGCTGAGCATGCCGTACGAAAACCAAGTCGTTGATCGTCGAACTTTTTCCGCGCGTCGAAGCCGACATCATCGAGCAGTTTCGATATTATCTGGTGGAGAAGGGCGAATCCGCAGCCGCGTTCCGTTTTCTTCGAAGCAGAAGAGCTTGGCCAAGTTGAAGCAATATCCGCAGATCGGCTCGCTCTGCCGCGGCACAGTAACGGCCTGCGTTCATGGCCAGTGAACGGGTTCGAGATCATCCGCATTGAGGCTCCGGACCGCTTGCGGTCCGTGGCGAAGTCCACGATCCAAAGCGATTTGTTTCAGTGGGTTAGGGACGAAAATTGGAACGGGCGTGAACAGAAATAGCGGCTCGCTGAGATAAGTATTTTATACATATGATGTATGAATGGGGGAGGATCTTGCGTTTGATTGGGACGCGGCGAATATCGAACACATACGCGGGCATAGGATCACGCCCGACGAGGTGGCGCATATCTTTCTCACTCACTGACGCGAGTGATCTCCGTTATGAAGTCGTGAACGGCGAGGAGCAGTTGGACCTCAATCGGACACACTGACGCCCTCCGGATTCTGGGGTGAGTCCGTTCGGACTGTCACCGCGTTCGAGGCGGGCAAGCGGTTAGCGGCTGAGTATGTCATGCAGAGAGAATGGTGAAGAATATGGCAGCGACAGAAAGGAGAATCAAAATCCCCGAATTCGAAAGCGAGGCGGAGGAAGCCCGCTGGTGGGATGAACACAAGGATCTGGTGGAGGAGAACCTGATCAAAGCGATGCGGGAAGGCATGGCGCAGCGGGGGAGTGCGCAGCAGCTTCTGAAGCAGTCTCGCGCGTCGAAGAATATTACGATTCGGATGCCACTCGCCGACCTGGAACGCGCACGGCAACTGTCGGCGCGGAAGGGCCTCGCATATCAGACGTTTATCAAAATGCTCTCCACGAGGCGTTGGACCAGGAAGAGAAGCGACTGGCCGCCTAGTTGCGATGGTGCTGAAGGGCTGTGCTGGTAGCACACCGGAGATGATCTCCCTCCACAAAATCGGGAAATCGTGAATGCTTCGCATCGAAGCCACGACGAGATTGCCCCGGACAGAAATGATTGCGCGTGTTTCTCAGGCAATGCAGGAGGCCGTCGCCGACATCATTGACTTCCGGTTCTTTTCGAACATTACGCTGTTCATCAGCGCGGAGGTGGGGTCCACAAGAGTCTCGTCGCTGCGTAACGCCCTTATTGATACAGGACTGAAGGTTGCGGACAGGAGTCTTGCATCGCTGGATCAGTATATAAACGAGGCCTTCGCCTCGGAAGTAGGGCGGGGTATCGTTCCGTTTCATCTTGTGGTGACTTTCATTCACACGGAACCTGATTTGCGCATTACGGTGCCCGCCGTTCCCGGCTGA